AGATACTAAACGATATGATAGATCCTAGAAATTATCCATACTATGCAGACAGATTAACTAAAACTGGTATTCGTATTGGAGAGTTTGGTCTAAGAATTTTACCTGCGGTTGGTAAATTAATTAGTGACATTACAACAAAACCTGCTTTTAAAATAGAAAGTAAAACAGGCACAGGTTATGTTCAAGACTACGATCAAATGCCTAAATCAAGAAAAATAAAAGGCACAGGTATTTTTTCAGAGTTCTTAGATAATTTAGTTGGCACAGAAATGACTGAAGGTATTTCAAAAGCAACAGGACTTGACGATTTAATTAAAATGGAAGAACAAAAAATGATGGACAGAAGGGTAACCAAAGGTCCAAAAGTATTGGCTGATACAGCAACACTTGGTATGGAATTTACAGCACCAATATTTCCTGGTTTAAAATTAATAAAAGCTTATGCAAA